CCGCCCCTTATTGCTTTATCCCTTTTTTTTGTTACTACTTATAATATAGATTTTGGTAGGAGAAAACAGTGGCCCTTCCTTTAATAGACACAGTAGTCGCCCTAGATGTTAACATGGTGGCAATTAAATTTGGCAGGACTATAAAAATAAGTAGTTTAATAAACGAAAATTTTATTGTTCAAACAAATAGCTCAACTCCATCCTCTGTTTCCAATCCATTTTTAGATATACAAACAATAGCCGACTATAACCAGATTTCAAGAACTTTAAAACTTTATTGGGATTCAGAAGCAAATCTTGTTTCTGATACTGAGTATTTAATAAGGCTAGTAAACTTTCTTGACGCTGCAAATGAAACAATTCCAGAAGAGCAAATTTCTTTTACCTGGAAGGGTGACGATGCAACACCCTCGTCTTTTTCTTCAGTAAAAGCTCCAGAGCCAGGAGAAATTTTAGTAGAAGATAAATCAATAAGAACAGATGCCTACACCAGTGTTCAAATACTAGCTAAAAATCCAGAATTTTATATATCAGAAGTTATTCCAACTAATGGTGATTTTTATATAGAAAATGACTACAACATGGGAAGAGCAAAAATAATATTTAATGCTCGACCAGCGTCAAACTTTTTGAATAACACATTTTTTAAATGCCAAAGAAAAAAAATACAAAGAGCACCATCTAGGTGGGAAAATATCCAAACAAATATACAACTTCACTCATGGAAACCAGAAGTTTATGTAGACTTTCCATCGCTCAATGACGCAACACCAGCTTATTATACTGAGGATAAAGAGTATTTTGAAAGTGGCTACAAGTATAGGATAATAGTGTCTAAAGACGTTGGTGTATAGTGGCCAATTTAGTTTATACTAAAGCAAAACAATCTCTTTTAAATGGGGAAATCAATACTTCGGCGTCAAATTATAGAGTTTTACTTTTGGATACAAATATATACTCAGTAAACATTGCAACTGATCAATATGTCTCTGATATACCAAATTCTGCAATTAAAGGAAGATCATCTAATCTTAGTAATGTAACAAGCACAGATGGAATTCTTAACGCCGACGATGTTATCGTTAGTCATGATGGGTCAGCATTTCAAGCTTTAGCTTTATATCAAGTTGGGTCAACAGACGCAAGCTCCAGATTAATACTTTACATAGATAATTCATCTGGTTTACCATATGAAGGTAGTAATTCCTCTCTTTCAATTACTATATTCTGGAGTGATACTGTTAACAAAATTCTGTCTTTATAGGAAATAAAAAATGGCCATACAATATCCAGCTGCTCTAGATACCTTTACTAATCCAACCTCATCAGATAGGTTAGATTCAGTTACTGTACCCCACCATCAGCAGCACTCAGATTTAAACGATGCAGTTGAAGCATTACAAACTGTAATAGGTTTAAATCCAGCTGGATCTCATTTAACTGTAAAAGACAGAATTATTAGCATAGAATCAAATGTTACTGTTCAATCAGTATTAAATGGATTAAATGATGTTACTATAAATTCCGTAGCAACTGGTCAAGTTTTGCGTTACAACGGCTCTGCTTGGGTGAACTATGCAGAGGAAAATTTAGTTGATGGAGGAAACTTTTAAAAATGGCTAACACAATCAGGATAAAAAGAAGGTCGTCTGGTGTAAGTGGTGCACCGTCAGCTCTAGAAAACGCAGAACTAGCTTTTACAGAAGTGGATGATGTTCTTTACTACGGTAAAGGAACTGGTGGAGCAGGTGGAAGCGCAACTTCAGTAATAGCAATAGGTGGCTCTGGCGCCTTTGCAACCTTAACAAGTTCACAAACAATCTCGGGAAACAAAACATTTACTGGAACAGTTATAGTTCCAACTCCAACAGCTAATACTCATGCTACTACAAAACTTTATGTTGATGATTTAGTAGCCAATATAAATTCGAATATTTCAAACGTTGCCACTTCATTTACTGTTGCAGGTGACAGTGGATCAAACCAAACAATTACTTCTGGCATAGATACGTTGACAATTTCTGGTGGAACTGGCTTATCTTCAGTTGCTGGTTCAACAGACACCATCACTATAAGTCTTGATGATACTGCTGTAACCGCAGGAACTTATGGCGCAGCTAATACAGTCGCAACATTTACTGTTGACGCACAGGGAAGAATTACATCTGCAAGCAACGCAGCAATCAATATTAATGCAGGACAAATCACCGGATTCACAGAAGACGCACAAGATGCAGCTGCAGCTCTACTTACAAATGCAACGCACTCTGGTGTTTCAGTAAATTACGACGACGCAAATTCCAAGCTTGCGATTACAAACCTAGGCGTTACTGCATTAACAGGAACTTCTGGAGAAGTTGTTGTTTCAGCTTCTAACGGTTCAGTTACAGTAGGATTGGCTAGTGATGTCACAATTGCAAACAACTTAACTGTTGGCGGAAATTTAACCGTTAATGGAACCCTAACATCAATCAACTCAACAACTGTTACTGTTGATGATAAAAACATAGAACTTGCTAGCACAGCAAGCCCAACAGATTCAACAGCAAATGGAGCAGGTTTAACTGTTAAGGGCTCAACAGATAAGACATTCAACTGGGTCAATACAACAACTGCATGGACATCCTCAGAATATTTGGATCTAGCTGCAGGAAAAGCCTATATGGTTGATGGATCCGTAGTATTATCAAATACTACTCTTGGATCAGGGGTAGTTAACTCTTCTCTTACATCAGTGGGCACAATTAGCACTGGAACATGGAACGCTGGAACCATAGCAATAGCATATGGTGGAACTGGCGCCACAACTGCTGCTAATGCTAGAGTAAATCTAGGTATTGAAATAGGCGTAGATGTTCAGGCCTACGATCCAGAATTGGCGGCACTGGCTGGTTTAAGTTCAGCAGCAGATAAACTTCCATATTTTACTGGAGCAAATACAGCTGCTTTGACAACCCTTACATCTTTTGGTAGATCACTGATTGACGACGCAGACGCAGCAACGGCTAGAGCAACCCTTGGTCTTGGAACAATCGCAGTTCAAGACGCTTCAAATGTTTCAATAACTGGTGGCTCGATCACCAACTTATCAACATTTGATGGCGTTGTAATTGACGGTGGAATATTTTAGTTATTAAAAAATAGAAAGGTTTTGCAGTGGCTTTACCAAGCATTACGCAGGGTCAAATAGCTATTGATCCAGTTAATAGAATATTCTATTACCTTGATAGTGATGGTAACCTTGTAAATTCATCCTTAAATTTATTACAAGATTCTAGTACTTCAATCATTACTGAAGAAAATTTAACAGTAAATGATATTACAATACTTGGAAATACAACGGTCATAGAATCAACCGTAACAACACTAAAAGATCCTATCATTACCCTTGGTGGCAAAACAGCACCAACGCTAGATGACAATAAAGATCGTGGAGTTGAATTTAGATGGCATAATGGCACATCTGCAAAAGTTGGTTTTTTTGGATTTGATGATTCTACTGGAAAATTTACTTTTATCCCAGATGCAACCAATACCTCAGAAGTATTTAGTGGTTCTCTTGGAGAAATAGACGCAAATATTGATTGGGATAATGTTACTGGTAAACCAACATTTGTTAACTCTATAACTGGAACTCCAAATGAAGTTAACGTAGATTATACTACCGGAAATATTATAATAAGCTTGCCATCAACAGTTGCAATCAATATCAGCGGAACAGCTGCAGGATGGACAACCCCAAGAAAAATAACCCTGTCTGGAGACCTAGAAGGGAACGTAATAATTGATGGCGGAAGCAACGTAACGCTAAGTGCCAACATAATTGCAAATGCGGTATCACTAGGTACAGACACAACTGGCGATTATGTAGCCAATTTAACAGCAGGAACTGGCATAACAATAAATAGCGGTTCTGGAGAACAATCCCAGCCAATCATATCAGTAACAACAAACACCTACGATGCCTATGGGGCAGCTGCAGCAGCAGAAGCAAACGCAGCGACAGACGCCTCAACAAAGGCAGCGACAGCCTATACTAATGCAACAGTCTATGTTAATAATCAACTATCCTCTTTTTCAGTAGACAGCCTTTCTGATGTTACCGTAAATACATCAGTAACAAATAGCTATCTAAAGTATAATGGATCTGCCTGGATCAACGATCAAATAGACCTGGCTTCTGATACTGTTGGAAACTACGTACAGAACCTTGTTGCCGGCACTGGAATAAGTATAATAAATAATTCTGGGGAAGCAGCTACGCCAACGGTATCACTCAATGCAGACCTTAATGATATTTCTAATGTTGCAATAAATTCTGGAACACTGCAACAAAATCAAGTTCTTATTTGGGATGGAGAAGATTGGATTAACGGAGCAGCACCACCAACTTCTGATGGATACAGCCATAGTGCAATAATAGGAAATGGAACAGAAACAGAGTTTACAATTGCGTTTCCTTTTATAGAAGATGATTTATTTGTAACGATACAAAGTGCAACTCCTCCATACGAAGTTATACAAGCTAGATGGGAAGTCCCAAGCCAGGGAAACCTAAAAGTTGAATTTAGCGAAGCTCCGGCATCAGGATCAGTAAAAGTAACAGCCTTTAGCAATGTATCAAGTGCTGCTATAAAGGTTCCAGCACTAGGCACTCTTGAAGATGTCAGCTACATTGGCAATGGCCACAACCCAGGAGATGTGCTGTATAGCGATGGAAACAACTGGTATAATCATCCTCTTTCGCTTAATGATCTTGCAGACGTAGACGGAACAAATGCCGCTGTAACTAATCAATTTTTAAAGTACAATGGATCTGCGTGGGTCAACGCGTCAATTGCAGAAGTTAATAATATTAACGATATAGCTGATGTTAATGTAACTTCAGCTTTTGACGGAGAGATACTGCAGTACAACGGTTCAGCTTGGGTAAATTCAACTTTTCCAACTAGTGAGCCAACTGGAATCGAAAATAGAGCTGATTCCACAATCAGTCTCTCGGGAAGAGTATTTACAATTGCTCCTGTATCCACATCGTACACAGTTTGGTGTAAGGGTAAGAGATATGTCAAGACAACATCTTCATCAGTAACCATAACTGATCAATCTGGCTTACACTATATTTACTTTAGCAACACTGGCGCTTTAGCAAGTAAATTTAATACATTTTTTGATTTTGAAAATGAAGCACCAGTAGCTTATGTTTATTGGAATAGTGGAGGAAATACACACCACTTTTTTGCAGACGAGCGTCATGGAATAGTTTTAGATTGGGCCACACACGAATATCTGCACAGAACTCGTGGAGCAGCAATTGCAAATGGATTTGGAATCAGTGCAACAACTGGTGGTGATGGAACGAGTAATACACATGCCCAAGTCGCTTTGGCTGGTGGAACATTTTTTGATGAAGACTTAGAGGTCCAGATTATAGACTCTGCTACTCCAACACCAAATACTTGGGAGCAAACACTTAGTCCAGTAGCACAAATACCAATGTTCTATAGATCTGGTTCTACATGGGTTAAAGACGCAGCAACAGACTACCCACTTAAGCACAATGGTGGAAGATCGATGTACAACCTCAATACTGCAGGAACTTGGTCTACTCCAGAAATATCTAATAATAGATGGGGTATTTCTTGGATAGTTGCAACAAACAACATTAATGAACCAGTTATAGCTATTCTTGGTCAAGACAACTATATTTCTACAAACTTAGCAGAAGATGCCGTCTGGGAAGATCTTGATTTAACAGGTTTTCCAATTTATGAGTTTAGACCACTACACAAGATTATATACTACACATCAAATACATACACCAATGACCCTCAAGCCTCTATTATATCAGTTTGGGATTTAAGAAGAACTTTATCGACTACAGGGGCAATACCATCAACTCCAGTTTCAGATCATGGCTCTATGACTGGACTTGGAGACGATGATCACCTGCAATATTTTAATTCAACGAGACACGACGCACACGATCACTCAACTGTATTAAATACATCTGTTCTTTCGGATCTTGGAGATGTCGCAAGTAATGCACCAAGTACTGGACAATTTTTAAAGTGGAATGGTACAGCTTGGATTCCAGATTCGATACCAACAATCAATAGTCTTGATGACGTTGGTGACGTTAATGCAACGGGTGCAACAACTGGAAGCATTTTATCATATAATGGTTCAGTATGGGTGAGCACAATAGACCCTACGGTTAGCGGCAATTTGACAGTAACTGGAAACCTTGTAGTTAACGGCAACACCGTAACCATAAATACGGAAACCATTACCGTTGAAGATAAAACAATTGAACTTGGAAGCTCAGTTTCCCCAAGCAATACTACTGCAGATGGTTCTGGAATAGTTGTTCCAGACGGTTCTGCAAATAAATCCTTTACTTGGTCAAATTCAACATCTTCATGGTCATCTTCTGAGAGCTTAAATCTTGCCAGTGGCAAAGTTATTAAAATTGCAGGTACACAAGTTTTGTCTGCAACAAACTATACTGGAGAAGCTGCAACTGTTGCAGCAAACTCCGTTGGTCCAACAACACTTCAAGAGGGTCCAGCAAGAGCTGGATTTAGATCACAAATAAATGCCCAGACAGTTACCCCATACACTCTGGCAACCAGTGATCTTGGTAAGCTAATAACAATGAATGGCTCAACAGGAATGACCCTATACATACCAACCAACTCTTCGCAACCATTTAGTATTGGTGATAGAGTAGATGTTGTTCAAATAGGAACTGGAGCACTACAGATAGTCGGCAATTCTGGCGTAACGGTGAATTGTACTCCACAGGGGACAGCAAATACCGCTAATTTGCGTGCCCAATGGTCTTCAGCTACAATGGTCAAGATAGATACAAATCAATGGATTGTACTAGGAGACCTAAAGGCTTAGAATGACAATTCCAGCAAGTAATGCAGGCGGATCAAGAAAAGCGGCTAAACCAACGGTAGCTGCACGGTACTGCTAAGGCAACCGCAAACACTATAATAACAAACGCTGGTTTTGTTGTCGGCACTGTGACCCAAGAGTCCACGGATGATTCTGGAAATTTAGATAAAGTAAAGACTGCGTTAACAGATAATAGTGTTGTGCCACTAGGCCAATCAATTAACTATACTATTCATAGTCCGTTCTTTCCTCCATTTTTTCCGCCATTTTTTCCTCCAGATTTTGCTGCCCCTCCATTTTTTCCTCCAGATTTTGCTGCCCCTCCATTTTTTCCGCCATTCTTCCCTCCAGAGTTCACGGCTCCACCACCCGTTTGGACATGTACAGCACTTGCAGCCGCAAACTACGCGTGCGCCGAATATCAGGTTGGCACATGCTCAGCGGCATTCTACGCTTTAGACAATAGTATTTGCGGATAGGATAAAATATGATTACAGCAACATCAGGGCTAATACTTAATCACGGAGTTGTTCGTGGATACAGATTTATTTCAATTCAACCAGGAGAAAACCGTTTTGCCCCAGAAAAAGTAGACAATAAAGGAAGAGTTCTTTTATTCGTTATTGATGGGGTAGTAGAATTTTTAAACATAGTTTATTCACCACTTGCAGACATGCTGCTCAACGGTACAATAGTTGATAAAGAAAATCTTACAATAGAAGTTACGTTCAATGGTGAGACTGAAACAATAACTTTTGAGCCAGAAGATGAAGCAAACTATGCCATACTCGCAAGCAATCCCATTATAATAGAACAAACCATAGACTGCACCAATGGTTGCTTGCAAGTGCAAACACCAGGCTGGAAATGGGATGGGGAAAAGTTTTACAAATAAAACGAAATAAAAAATGAATAAATGGCAAGAATATAAAAAAAAACTTGGCGATACAAGACCGTGGGACGTATTAAATCCTAAAGCAGAGTTTTCTGAAGAAGAACTTTTTAACAAAAGAATAAACACATGCTATAGCTGCGAAGAATTCATAAGAGTAACTGCTCAATGCAAACAGTGCGGCTGTTTTATGAAATTAAAAGCAAAGCTAAAAGAAGCCAAATGCCCAATCAATAGGTGGTAAACGGTGAATAGCGATTCCTCAGAATCTAAAGACCAAGAACAGTCATTGTCACCTTGGAAGTCTTTTAAGAAAAAAAACCCTAATTGGCAGCCCGGTGCAAAAAAAACCGATAATAATATCACTGAAACTATAAGCAATAAAAAAATATTTGTATCAATACCAGCGTTTAATGAAGAAGACCTAAAAAACACTGTAATTGATTGTTTTAAAAAAGCAGATAATCCTGACAATATTTTTATTGGTATTTGCAATCAAAGATCAGATAACATCTTTGAAGATTTTTCAAGTTTTAAAAATGTAAAAGTTGTTAATTTAGGAACAGATTTATTAATGGGTCTTGGTCTATCTTTTTTTATCTCCTGCTCTCTTGCTGAAGATCAGGATTTCTTTTTAAGAATAGATGGTCACTCTAGGTTTGAAACGGGATGGGACTCAATCCTTAAAAGAAATTACGAAATTATTAAAAATAGAGAAAACAAAAAAGTAATAATCTCCTATAGATCACCATGGTTTGAAAAATTAAAAGATAACAGTATAAAGTATCACACTTTTAGTAAACCAGATGTAGAAACTTTAAAACGTGAAAACCTGTCTGCAATTAAAAAAATAGAAAATCTTAAAAAAGACGAAAAAGAGTGGAATGAACTAGGATATATAGAACACTATTTTGTGTCCGGTCACATGATATTTTCATCAATTGATTTTTTAAAAGATATATTTCCAGACCCAAGAATTATATTTTTCGGGGAAGAGCACACAATTCCCATTAGAGCCTATACAAATGGCT